TTCAACCTTAGAACCTACATTAACCTTATATACAGGAATTTCTTTTTTTAACGGGTTATTTAAAAAACTAAATACTAATTGACGGGTAACAATATCTTTTGCCCCGCTCCATTGAACACCGTCTAAAACTGTTAATATTTCCACATCATCAATCAATATCATAATGGCAACATCTCTATTGTTTTTCCTGCAATATCTAAGTTAGCGTTTGTTATGCCGTTTTTGTCCATAAGTTCTTTAAATCTGCCACCATAAGTAAGTTTAGCAATCTTATATATTGTTTGCCCCGTCTGTCCTGTTAATTGAGCCGGTATGTATTTTTGCATTACTCTTTCTTTTAACTGTACCAACTTGCTTTGACCTAAATTGTTTGGCAACGCCACTTTTTTAGGTGCTGGCGTTCTATACTCCACTAAATCAAGAGAATACGTTTCATTTTCCGTATACTCTCGAATAGTGGGTGTATGGCGTTCAATTAAGAACTCTTTATTTAATCTCCCTGCAATAATAACCCTAATTACATCACCGTTATCAAGCCACTTTTCTAGCATTGTGTTTGTTTCTGCTAAAGAATACGGTCTATACTCTAATTGCTTTACTAATGATGCAAGCATAGCAAAAACACTATTTTCTTCGGGTAATATACCGCTTAAATTTATTCTTTGCAAAGTCCTGTTACCCCTTACAGGCACTTCCCCAAAGTCTAATATATTATATGTTTCAATACTTTTTTCTTTTGGTAAATCTATGCTTTCAGGATTTATCGGGAATGTAATACTCTCCCCCGAATTAGCATTATAAAGTTGTATATATAATCGTTTTGCCATAGTTTTATTGTAACCTTTTATAAAACCGTCTATGGAGCCACATAAGCAGTATTAAATTTTGGTTTATCCTTCATTGTGCTTTGTCCACCATAATTATTTTGTATCGTTGTTGAGTTATTAACAGTATTATTATTTTGTGTCTGTCTTACTGAATTATTTGTTATTTTACCTCCAATATCAGTAATTGCATCTCCTAAACCTTTTAATCCCGGAATTTTGCCTGCAATAGCACCAATAGTTTGTAACATTTTTGCAAGTCGTTCAATAATATATCCTATTGCATCGCCAATACTTCTTTTAAGTGCTATAAATACTCTTAAAATAATGTTTTGAGCGTTTATAAAAGCCGTTTGTATGCTTGTTGGGATTGATAAAAACCACCCTACAAGATTTCCGATTGCACCCCCTATTTGCTTAAACGCTTTAAATACTCCGTTTACGATTACCGTTATCACTCTTAAAATAGCAACAAAACTTGTCATTAAGTTTGGCAATCCTGTTGCAACAAACCAATTTAATGCAACTTGTAAAGCATCAAAGAAATCTTTATTTTCTATATAAAATTTTGTCAAATCTTCGCCCAATGCTTTAAATTGTTCTGATAACATTGTAAATGCAGGACTACTTGTAAACAATCTGCCTAAATCTATAAAATAATCTGTTATTGTTTTTATTAAAGGCGTGATTTGTTCAAGTATTTTTGTAAATACAGGCATTACTTTCATCATAACAGTTGCAAATCTTGCTTGAAATGCCCTGCTAAATGTGTCAAAAGTATCTTTTAATATGACTGCGTTTTTAATATCCTGTTCATCAATTATAAGACCTAATCTATTTGCTTTTTCTCTTAATTCATCAATAGCTTCTGCTTCTTGGTTTAATAACGGTTTCATATCTAGCACGGCACGCCCAAATAATTGCTGTGCAATAGCATCTCTTTTTGTGCCTTTTTCCATTTTTTGCAATGCTCTTACAGACTCGTTGAATATTTCATCTTGACTTCTTAACTGACCGTTTGCATCTTTAACATTTATTCCTAACGCCCTAAATGCTTTAATACTGTCTTTTGAACCTTTTTGAACATTGTTTATTTGTGTAGTAAGTGTTTTAAATCCCATTTGCAGACTTTCAACATTACCACCATTTTGGCTCATAATGTAATCCCATTCTTGAAAAGACTTTGCAGACATACCGATTTTTTGGCTCATTTTGTCTATTCTGTCGCCATAATCAGCCGTTTTCTTTAATGCAAATGTCAAAGCTGTTGTAACAATAGTAAATGCAACTGCTGCCTTTTTTGCAAAAGCCATAAACTTACCGCCAATATCTTTTAGTTGCTTTTTCATATTTTGCATTTTTTCATTTGTTGCCTGAGATTGTTTTTGTATCTTTCTTAATGGTTCTGATACTTTATCAACAAGCATCAACACATCTTTATATGTAGCCATAATTATTTTTCCTTTTTAATTTCAAAGTGTTCTATTGAAGCCAAATAAAACATTTTTTCTCTTGGTGTTTTGTGTAATATCCATTCAGGGTCATTTCCACTTTTTGCAAATACATAAGCACATAAGAAAGCATCAACGCTTCCGTCTATTACTTTTTTATTTCTTCAAGTTCCTCTTTTGGTTCTTCCCCTGTAATGTTATTAATTTTCATTATAAAAGCAATTATTTCAAATATTTCCGTAGGTTCAAATAATGCTTCTACAACATCATAATAAGATTTTATATAACCCTCATCTTTGGCTTTTTCTGCTAACGGTGCTAAATTTAACGCCTTATAAATAAAAGGCTTCATTTTTTTAACCAAATCATCAGCCTTTAGTGTACTACTATTTGCATCTTGTGAATATATAAATTCTCGTCTTTCTTTTCTTGTCATTGTACGAACATCAAACTTTTCTCCTGCAACTTCAAGTTCATAAGTTTTTGTTTCGTTTTCTGTTTCCTTGTTTTTTTCTATCTTCCTTAATAGTTTGTCTAAATTCGCCATAAATACTGTCCTTTCTAAATTTGCCTTTAACTCCCCCTAAAAAGGGGGAGAAAGGACTTTTTAAACTACGCAATAAGCTGCGTAAATGATGATTGGCTTGGCATCCAACGGAAGCTCAATTCCTTTGTTACCAACTCACCTTTTACAAGGTTCTGTAACGGTAAATCATTAAATGTTACACCGCCTATTGAACCGCTTTCAGTTTCACCTGTTGAAATCTTTGTTAATTCTGTTTCAATAGTAAATCTTGCGTCCGGGTTAGCCAATAAAGTATTATACATCTGAATTGTCATTGAATTAGTTGCCTGACCGTTTAATGTTCCCTCACCTGTTCTGCTTGTTGCTTGTCTGTCTACATCTCTGCCGATATAAACATCATCATAAGCATAAGTTATTGTCAAAGTAAGTTCTGTAAAAGTTCCCCATTCTTCACCGTTTAGAAAAACTTTTGCATCTGTACCTACTAAGACATTTTGTGCGTTTACTTCTGCCATTTTTCTATTCTCCTTTTAATTATTCTGCCTGTAATGCTTGGAATAGGTACATTCCTAAATCTAAATCTTCCATTGCATCTGTTGGTGAACATACACCGTCTAATAATACTTTTGAGCCGGTATTAGCTTTCAATATCTGAATATAAGTCATTCCTGAAGTATCAATACCCTTGCTTTCCAAGTATGCTTTTTGCTTATCGTATGAAATTGCTACTTCGTTGTCATTTTCTGCTTCAAGCAATCCCTCTGCTGCTAATTGTTTCAAATAAGCATTGATTGCACCTACAAATCTGTTTTTGTTTGTAAAGTTGTTAGTATATTTACCTACATAATAAAGTCTGAAAGTTGCAACAATATCATTTGCGATAGTGTCCATAATATCGACAATTCTGATTTTTTGGAATGCTTCGGTTACACCGTCTGTTAATGTAGTTAATGAATTAACCGCTCTGCCAAACTTATAAGAACCGTCTTGATGTAAAATAATCAATTTACCTGCGGCTACATCTGCATCAGGAGTTGCTGAAATCGGTGCTTCAACTATTTCAGGCAATTCATAATAAGTTAATGAACGGCTTGAAGCCAAACCACTTAATGCACCTGTTAAACGAGCTGTCCAATCACCTGCGGTAAATTCTTCTGGTTCATCACCTATTTTAGCTGTTATATTACCGCTTGATACAAAGTTAATAATATAGCTTGCATCAGGAGCAGTTGCGTTAGCAAATACCGCTCTTGAATAATTGTTCGCTTGTCTTTGTGCATTCAAATAGTTTTTAAGACTTGTGATATCTGTTGTTGTTGCTTCTGGATAACACAAAGTATAATTGCTTTGTAAATTCAATTTTGCTTGCAAATCAGCGAATGAACTTTCTGCTTTAATAACAATTACTTTGCTTGGATTACCTAAAAAAGCAAGTTGTAATCTTTTGTAGTTTGCAGTTGTCCAATCTTCTGGGTTTACATCCCCTAAACCTCTGTAAACTACATTGTCAATTTCGCTTGTAGAGTCATCAAGAATTATTACTACTGCTCCCCTTTGTTGTCTTTGGATTGCTAATACTGCTAATTCTTTGAAATCTACGGTAAATTTTGGTTGTGTCGCTACCATTTTAATTCTCCTTTATTGTAAATTCCAATTCCTGCATCAATTCTGTTTCATCGACTTCTTTGACATAGAACTCTAAATCAAAAGTAAGCTGTAAAACACCGTCTACCGTTTTCTGCTCTAAATTCCTACCACTTAACTTTGTATCCTTGAACGGAATAGCTTTAACCATTTCGCTTAAAGTATCTGCGTAACTCCATAAAGCCGTTTGGTTATTATCCTCACTATTCGCATACTCAAGAACGCACATCAAAGTTAGTTTACGCCAATATTCGGAGTCTATCGCTTTATCTAACCTGTATGACGGAATATAAAAGAAAATATACGGATAATCAGCCGTTTCAATCTCATTAAAATTGAAATTTATATCGGCATCAATACCGTGTATATTATCTCTTATTGCATTTTTTAAATCTATTATTATAGCCATAAGTAAATTTTAATTCATTTATGAACGGACATTAAGCAAAATATATCGTTACGATATAAAATTAGTGAAAAAATAAAAAATGTCGCAATGAACACTTTTACACTAAACCTCATATTTCTTATTCTCTAATTACACTTCACACTCTTTTGTTTTTGGTTTAACCAACTAGGAACCTTAAAACCTAAGGTAAAAACCTGTTAAGGTTTATACCACAAAAGAAATAAAAAAGCAATATCTCGAAGCGATATATCGGAACGATACATTTATTTTAAATATCCCTTTGCCTGACTTCTTGAAACATTGTACTTTTGTTGGACTATTGCAATTTCTATTTCGTTTCTAATTTCAAGCAATAACCAACCCTCTGTATTATCCATTGCACGTCTACCGATTTTTAAACCCTTAAATCTTCTTGGCTTTGCAATAAACCCTTTCGCATTTGGATATTTTGCTTTAAATGAAGCAATAAGACTTTGTGTTTTTGGTGAACCTTGCATTACATCAAAAGGCACAAAATGACTTCTATGTATTTCGTAACCATCTTCAAGAAAACTTGCATACTCCATTGAGTTCATACAAACAATGCCGTATTCACCCTCATTTAATTCAATAACATCTGCGTTCCAATTACGCCTGTAAGCACCTGTATCAACTGCCTTTTCTTTATCCGTTAATTCCTTTGCAGTATTCTCAAAATGTATCGCGCCACGCTTTGCAACATTCTTAAATATTTTTGGCACATTCTGACCTAATTCTTCCAGCTTCTTTGCATAATCATCAAAAGATAACGTCATTATGCCACCTTATTTACTTCGCAATGGGTCTGAATAGTCAATGGGTATTTTTGGCTCTCTCCTGCTCTTAATTTTATTGTCTGTCCGCTGACACCCTGTGTAACCTCAATAACATCATTTTTCTGTATTGTAACGCCTTGTTTTGTGTCTATGAATAGAACATAATCCAATAACACTTTAGCGGTGCTCTCGGACTGATTAACAGGACTTAATGCCTTAACCGATAAATGACAAGGGATATTCTCATAAATCACCGTATCGGGCAAGTAAATGACCTCTCCGTTAAGTTTTGTTTTTGTTGGTCTTTTTATTGTGCATCTGTCGTTTCTGAACATCTTATTGCCCCTATAATTTGTTTAAATCCCTCTAATTTACCGCCATATTTTGCGCTTGTACCGTTAATTGTTACCGTTTCAGAACTACCGCCTAAATTTATTGACATATCACCTTCTCTATAAGATGTAATATTGCCGTCAAAACCTAATGCGCTTTCACTAAATCCACGCTGGTTCAATTCATTTACAATGACATCTGCAAGCGGTAATTCCATACAACTTGGCACATCTTTTCTGTAACAATACGCCA